TGCACGGGCACGATTTAATGGGTCTAGAGTATCTAGTGCACTAGCAAAGTCGATGACCAGTCCTCTAACATCACCTTTATTAGCATCTACAATACCTTTAAGATTGATTCCCATCTGTAGCAAGAATTCGTTTGCTTTTCCAGATGGGTTAATTAGAGATGCTAGACCAGACTTGAGTGCGTTAGCACCCTCAGAGGCATTAATTCCACCTTCCTTCATGGCAGTCATGAAGAATGCTAGATCTTCCATGTCTCCACCAAGCTGCTTGATTACTGGAGCAGCCTTTGGAATAGCAATTGTCAGGTCTTCAATGGCAGTGACTGTTTGGTTTTCAACTGCGTTTAGAAAGTCAATTTCGCCAGCCAGGTCTTTGGCAGAGGTTCCAAATGCATTCATTAGGGAGATAGTAGTGTCCAATGCCTGCTGCTGCTCTACCCCACCAAGAACAGATAGCCTGGTAGCTTGATTAATTTGAGCAAGAAGATCTGCATTTGTTAGACCCATTGCTGCTGCGGATGCAGCCATCTCCATGGTCTTTTCTACAGCAACACCATACTTTGTAAATTCAGAGGCAAGCTTCTGAACCTGCTTAATCATCTTGTCTGTTTCTTCTGTAGCAGTAAACGTATCTCCATAGACACGCTTAAACTTGATTGCCTGCTCTTCCATTTGCATAAAGGTCTTTGCTGCAACTGACCCCAGCATAGCAAGCGGAATTGTAAAACCAACCATGAGCTGACGACCAGCCCACTGGGTATTCTTACCAAAGTTTAGAAGATTTGTGGATCCCTGCTTCAGTAGCTGATTAAATAGCTGTTGCTTTTGAGCAGCAATTGCTGTTTTTGTAGCTAGGTTATCCATGTCTAAAGCTAAAGGCCGAACAGAAATGGCCTTCATAGCACCACTACCGTCACGGCCTAGCTTTATAAACTGTGTTTGAAGAGTCTTAACTCTCTCTGTTGCAACCTTTTCTATTGTAGCGAATTCGCTCTTAAAGAATCTACCAAAACTTTTGGTGGCTGCACCAGCATATCTGAAAGTCTCACCAAACCCTAGCTTATTTCTCTCTAGGGCTGTGGTGAAAGACTCTGCAGTTGTAGAAATGGTCCTAACATTTGCTGCAAACTTACCAGTTGCATTGATGTTATTAATCAGGTTGCGTTGGATGTTTTGGGCAGCTTTTGCCTGCTGGGTACCACTCTGAAGGAGCTGAGCATTTAGCTGAGATATTTGCCTTTGTAGGTTTTTAATTTCTGCAATACCCACAGACGTATCGACATTAATTATAATGTCGGATCTGATATCATCAGCCATTCATCAGCACCTCCTTTTATATACTATTTTAAATTATTAAATTATCGAGCTGGTCCGCCGAATAGCGAACTATTTCCCGATGCCTCTTCAACAATCTTGTAGACTGTTGGTAGGTCAAGCAGGTCTTCCAGGACAGAGATATCCTCTGCCAACTCTGGCTTAAACTGCTTCATAGCAATCTGGACACACTCAAGCAAAAGGTTCATCGACTTGTCGTTGTCTTCTGCTACTTCCTGAATTGCCTGGAACTTTGCCAAAAACGGCCTAAGAAGAGAAATCTTCAAAGGACGGATTTCGATTTTTTGACCATCTAGTAGTGTAACTACCTTGTCTTCATTTACTGTAACTGCCATTGTTTTTTGGTTTCCTTTCCCATATTGGGGCTTAACCATTATAGCACAGAGATACCTTATTTTTACTCAACTTTTTCGTAGCTTAGCCCCATGCCAATTCCAAAACCAGCCTTTTGGGCATTAGCACCCTGCAGGGCAACCACATCGTTAGAATCCTTTGCCTGACCGCCACTAAACACTCTGGCCTTCATCTCTTCCCAGGCATTAGCTTTATCTCTTCCAGACTCCTTGTCAAGATCAACGCCTTGGATGGCTGCATGAAACTTTTTATTGTCATAATCCATCTCTCGTTTTACTTCAAGAGCAGCCATGAGCTCTGGCATTGATAGACTTATTTCGAGCTCTTCGTAGTCTCTCCAAATACCCAGCAAGAATAGTTCCGACTCTAGCTTGGCTAGATCTAGCTTTTCCCACTCCGATCCACTTTCCACAGCATCCTTCTTTACGTCAGGGCTGTCCTTCTTTACTTTTACTCCTGCAGCAACATCTATGATTTCGTAAATTGTTTTTAAATCTACCATATCTTCTAGATCAAATATTGTTTGAATCGATGGGTGGTATTGCTGCATTGCAATCCTTGCACATTCTGATAAAAAGAATATTGCCTCTTCGTCATTCTTTGCAGTCTTGACAAACTCAAAGGCATCCATAAACTCTCTTAAATACTTTATCTTAAGTGGAGTAAGGTACACCAAAGTACCGTCTATAAGCCTTATAGTTTTTGAATCATATACCCTGGTAGCCATCCTACTATTGTATCAAAAAGAAACCGCCCTAGCAGTTAAACTAGGGCGGTTCTCAGTATTAAGTTATGATTTAGGACTCTGGAGTCACTGTGCGGTCTACGATCTTACCGTAAGAAGCACTGTCGTTTGGAAGCAAGCGGAAGCTTACCTCAAACATTGTTGCCTCGTCACGCTTTGCAGATACTGTAACGCTCTCGATAGAGAGGGCACGGTATGCAACGTAGATACGCTCTAGCTCAGAACCAATAGCACAGTCACCTGTACCAGGACCAACTGCAACTAGACCACGCTCAACTGGGCACTCACCGATGTCACCTGCGGACAGGTTCATGGTTGGGTTACCAGCTACTGTGGATAGGTCAGCGTCCTTACCAGCTAGCGAGAACAGCAAGTTCTCTAGGGTTGACTCAGCAAAAGCAGTATTCAGGTTAACCTGCATACCCTGCTTGTAAAGCTTAGCCACGTCTAGAACCTGGTCAACCTGTACTTCACCGAAGTCAGGCTGGAACTGGATCTCTAGACCGTTCATTGTGTAACCAACGTTACGGAAGCTAACGTCGTCAGATAGTGTTTCCACATATCTTTCGCCACTTACGTACGCTGGCAAATCAGCGTCGGTAAGGTTACCGTCTTCGAAAGTGAAGAGAGCTGCTGCACCAACAATAATGTTGGAGCTTGAACCACGTGTATATGCCATAATTTTCACCTCTTTTTTTAGTTTTATGGATTAAAAAAAGGCGTTTGTTTCCTCATGCCAATTATAGCACGGTTTTATATAGTTGTATTATTGTAGGTAGTATTTCCATTAGAATACCCCTTAGTATGATAGCAGTAATCAATAATTATTTTATTACCAGCATATGTCCTAGCCGTGCCAAAATCAACGATGTCTCTTGTCTCTTCTAGCTGATAAATCTTGATATCGTGAAAGTATACTGGCAAGAATTCTTTAGTAGTGTTACCATCCTGTTTGACATAAACACCATTTACAAGCTTACCCTTGATCCATTCATTTAGGTCTTGAGCAGACTCATCCCCACGGTCAAGTAGGTCAGCTATGTATTGAGTAGCATCTATCATTGCAACAATGTCTAGCGAATAGAAATAGTACAATAGCTGTTCGTCCTTAATGTGTGGGAAAGCCTTTCTACGCATTTTAAACATTCTGTCATATACCGCAAACAAGTTGCCTGTATTATTTATGGTTGCCGTTTGTGTTAACTGCTCTATTGTAGATGGGCTAGTTGGAAAGAATGGAACATCCGTGTTTGCAATTGCAAGAATCTTTTCTTTCAAATAGTCATTAATAAAGATAGGTGGGTACGATATTGCCATTAGATAAGACCTGCCTTTGCTATCCAGGATTGTCCGACTGTTACGCCTAGAGTTCTACCGCCACGTTTTCCAGAGCTAAAGTTTTTCTTAAAGTCAACTGGACTACGAAGGTATGAAGCAATCCCAGAGCTTTCAAGAAATGACTGAGTAAAGTATCTATTAAAAAATGAATTAAACACCCTCTCATACTCTCCTTGGACCTGGCCTCCTGGATTGCTCACCCTAACTGGCTTGGTGGTAAAAACTGTTTCTCCGTCTTGCTCAAATGCAAGCACTCGCTGCTTTGGAACGATTGTAACTGGTATTCCATTTTCCATAATCCTAGCTTTATCATAGAATGGTACACGTGATCCATTCTTAATAGATGACGACTGTCTAAATGTTGAATTGAAGGATAGGCCTACTCCAGTAGAGACATACTTGATGTCGTATAGCCTAGCATCTGGGGAACCTGTCTTATCCCATTCGTAGACGTGGTGTAGGACTTGTGGATTTACCCTGGCATTTGCATCTATGTATGCCTTCAAAGCCTCTGACATCGTCGCTCCGAGCTGCTGGAGGAATGATGGGTAGCCCTGCTTAACCCCATCCAAAAATCCTAAAGCATAGTTTACGATATTGTCCATATCCTTTGCAAACTGCTTGTTCTTAACCGTTACCCTATACATTAAACATCAGCCGCCTGATTTTCTGATCTACGAACAACTAACTTGTAATACTCAACATTTCCAAATGGACCAGCAAATGGCTCATTCGTGGCTACCTCAAAAATAGTAGACTTGCCAGCTCTTGGTCCAGATGTTTCAACATATAGAGGATTACAATTCTTATCCCGAATGTTTGTTATGATTACATTTGTAATGGCGTTACCTGCGTCACGACTAGAGAATCTAATATCATCTTTTACTCTTCCCATTAGAATGCCATCTTGGGTAATATTTATATTTGGCTTGACTTCTTCTTTCCACGCTGTCCCAGCTGGAGCCAAACTACAGGCAATTGTTCTGTCTAGAACCCAGGTCTTTATAACGTTTCCAAGAGCACCTTGTTCAACTATTGGGTGATAAACATCTGCTTCCATTGGGAATATGAAATCTGTCTTGTCCCCACACGCCATTATAAGACTCCTATTGTCCGAATCGGCCTCATGTATTTGGACAGAATCTTATCTACAATGATGTTTCCAGTGCCATCAAAGACACCAGAATCAAACTTAATCTTAAACTGATCGGTATTGTAGTCTGCAATATAACGCTTGTAGTAATCAAGCTTTCCGCATGAAATATCGTCAACCAGCATTTCGGTCGCACGAACCACATCTGATGGTATTTTCTTATACCCTATTTCTAGTACGGCAGAGTAGTCGAAGCCTCTGGGAAATCCACGATATACGAAATTTAGATCTAGCATATCTGATCCAGCAGCTGGCAAAAGGATCGGTGCACCTTCATTTCTGTTAAAGGTGTCTGAGTAAAGTTCTTTAATTGCAAACTTGTCTTTGGTTAGTCCATACTGAATGGTGTATAGCTCTGGCTCTGAGATATCAAAAACTAATGTGTTGTTCTCATAAAGCTTTAGTAGCTTGTTTGCATTTGTCCAAATTGGAAGGTAGTCAGCACCTAGTCCAGTTGTGGAGTAATACTTCTTCTTGTAATAAAAACCGTCATTTACGATAGAGTCAATAATTGCTCTAGCAATTTCTTCATTTTTCCTATATTCCGCAATCTCTGTGGCGGTGGTTCCCTTAGTGGTTGGATCTACATATGGCCTAACCACGGAAACATTTTCTGTAGAATCATCTACAGTTATTTCATAATCTCCGTCAACAGTGCTAGGAAGATCTATGTATGCTGTCTGTCCAGCTGAAGTTATCTCAACAACTCCAGTGGATACTGAGTGGTCCGCCAAGTCTAGGATAGAATACTCATACTCTACCCCAACGTCCAATCCAGTAACTGGATAGGTAACACTACTTGACGGAACCCTCAATATTTCCATTTTACTTGCCAAACTCCTGAGCAACCTCTTCTGGTGTTGCTAGTCGAATGTGACCCCTTGTAAGCCACTGGTCAGCCTGTTCCTTGGTTACGATGTTGTAGCCACGGTATACCTTGCCAACTCCAGGCCAAGAAACATTCTTGCTTGAGTGGACGGCAACCTTTTCAGGCTTTGCCTCTTCATTCTGCGTCTTAACAGATGGCTTACGCTTAACGGTTCCAGTGCCAATAACACCGTTAGCAACTCCAGTTAGGCCTGATGCAAGATCGGAAGGCTTTGCCTTATTTTGTGATGCAGAAGAGATGACCTTTGTGTCCTCTACTTCTTCAACAACAGAAACCTTTGCAGCTAGGTTAAATTTTTCAACAACCTCTTCAACCTTTGTCTCTGGTACTTCTTCTACTACAGATTCTGTAGCAATCTCTTCTACAAGTGCCTTAAATTCCTCAACTTTTTCTGCTGGGATTACAGCCTCACCATCAGCCAATACTGCTGGGATGACATCATTTGCATTTTCTTCTGACATAATTCCTCCTGTCGTTATTCAATTAATTATAACAGATTAAATGGTAAGAGGGCAGGAGCTAGATGCCCCTGCCCCCTCAAAGGTTTGCTACAGATTTTTAGCTATCTGAAGCAGCGTCAGCGAACGCAATAGCGTCCTCTTCCTCCCACTGTACACCAAAGCGTACGAATACAGTATATTCTACTGTGTCCTTCTTTGGCTTGTACTCACGGTTTACGGTGATGTCCCTCTGGAATCCCCATACACGGTTCTGTGGGAATGTAAGGTCAACGTAACCATCTGGGTAGTAAGGAACTTCCTGTACGTCAATGCCTAGAACACGGGTAGTGCGAGCACCACCGAATGTCTGACCAGCTCCGTCTAGGTAAGCCTGGGTGTTAGCCTGGGTGTTACCGTTCTTGCCAAGAGCCTCGGCAATTGCATCGGATAGTGTACCGTTGTTCTTAACGATACCCTGGAATGCGTCAGTACCTGCGTAGAACTTCAAGTTAGACTTGATTGCACGGTACTTACGTGGCATTGCCAAGATGATCTGCTGCATTACTTCTGGAGTCCATGCGTTGTCAGCTACTGTTACTAGTGCCTCGTGTGCATCTCCATTGGTCGTTACACGGTTAACAAAACCTTCCATAATGTTAAGGAATGCGTTGCTACCAGTGCCAGTACCATTGATTGCTAGGTCTTCGATGTCATTTGCAAAAGCGTTTGTCATCAAACGAACTAGGTGGTCCTCAAGAGCAGCACCTTCGATGCCATCTTCTAGAGCCTCAGCTGAGACCTCCCAGTCAAGACGGATCTTCTTGGTTGTTAGCTCTACCTTTGAGAACTGAGCACCAGTGTTTTCGTAGTTACCGATTGCCTGTGCAGCAGCACGGATAACCCTCTCTCCAACATTGACCTTCTCGAGTTCCATTGTGTTGGCTCGCATAGTTACACGACGACCATCCTTGGCGAGTACAGTTGCATCCCATACGTAGTCAATAAAACGACGTGCCTGTTCAGGGCGTAGAATACCACTGCCTGCATCACCCGAAGGATTTACAGCATTTGGTCCAGTTGTTAGACCATATTCAGCGTTTGGAATGTTACCTAGTGTGTTTAGACCTGGGTCTGATACACCACCAATGCCACCAGATGCGAAAGCACCCTGACCTTGATATAGACCAGGAGCAGTGCCACCTAGTTCACCAGATTCTCCTGGCTGATTTTTAATAATCTCTTCCGACATATTGTCACCTCCTAAGTGATTGTTACTTAATTAAATAAGTCGGCAGTTTTGAGGAAACGTCCGCCCCATAGGGATTTTTCAACCTTTTCTGGTTGTTCCTGTACAATCTCTCCGAGATCGCCAGACTTACGGAAAGCGGTGTCAGCCTCTACAGCGTCTACCCTCTTTCCAAAATTATCAAACTCTGATGCTGCCTGTGCTAGCTCACCCTTTACAGATGTAAGCTCGCCCTTTACAACACCTAGAGACTTGTTTAGCTCAGATACCTGCTCGTGTAGAGACTTTACGGTATCTGCTAGATCGCTAAAGGCTGATGTTAGAGTATTCTTGATGTCAGCTACTGCGTCAACAATAACATCATCTGACTTCGATACCTCTTCTTCAGCAGACTTGTCCACGTCTTCAGACTTCATTGCTTCGTCTTTATCCATGTCATCAGACTTCTTCTCTTCATCCATAGACTTCTCGTCCATAGACTTTTCCTCGTCCATGGACTTTTCGTCCATAGTCTTGTCTTCGGAATAGCCCTTCTCTACTGCTTCGGCATCTGCCTCTGGAGCGACCTGTGTTTCTTCAACTACGTCGTCGTTTTTTACGACATCTTCAGTTGCTTCGTTCATAGGACTTGCCTCCTTCGTCATCTTAGAAAGATTAATGCCTTTAGCACTATCAACTAAGAACTTTATCATTTCTGTTTTTTCGTCATCATTCTTTTCAACGAAACCTATGTTCTTCATCTGGCTGCCATTAATTGGACTTACCTCTGCGTCTAAGTCAGATACCTTTACGATACCGCTTTCGCTATCCCAGAAGACATTTTCGAATTCTACATCTAGGTTGTCACCCTTGATCATATCTACACCGTCTACTTTCTCTACAGACAAAATATTTGCAAACTGGTTGGCTGGATTATCTACAAGAGATAGCTCTACCAAGTCATAATCTTTGATAATCCTGATTGACTTATCCATCTTCTCGTCATAAGCGTCATCCCACTTATTCATTCGGCCACCGATAGAAAAACCAGAAAGGGTTCCATCTAGAACCTTCTCCCAGGTATCCTGAGCACCCTTTGAAACATAGGCAGAAACGTAAACACCAGAGAAGAATTTCTTCGACTCTGGATCAAAATACTTGTCTTCCTTAAAGGAAACCATTTTGCCAACAGATAGTGGCTGGTGCATTTCACGAATGTTGCCACGGAACTTTGCGAATGCCTTTAGAGATGCATCGGTAGTAACGATATCTGACTGCTTGTCAACGTTATCAAGTGTGGCAAATCCTGAGACAATACGTCTCTCTGAATCGACCTTGCTAAAAGGCATCGAGAGTCGAACATTCTCACCCTCGGTGTCCCAGTGAACCTTTGATATAGTCATACTACCTTAATTATAATACACGTTTTATGAAATTGTTATAATTGCCAATAAACAATTATAACACATTATTCTGAAGAACTACCCTCGCCCTGGGCATTTCGTCCAGAAACTGTTGATGGACTGTCAGAATTATTATTAGTTCTTTCAGTATCACGCTGCCTGCTCTGTGCCGTATTGGCTCTAGTATCCGCTGCCTGACGAGACGACATTTCAAAAGGCTCGTCGCCGTCTGATCTTTGTGGTAGTCCAAGAACCTCACGTG